GCGCTAGCGGTAAAGCAAATAGCTTAGGCCATTGAGCAGCTCCTAGCCCTGATGTTTTAAAGTTATGTAGTTCTTGATAATTTTCAAGAGTAACTTTATCCCAAATTTGATAAAATGGATCTTTTTCTACTAAATCAGAATGCCCAATATTATGTATTTTTTGATGTAGATCTTCTTTTGATCTACATAGACTCCAATGCAACGCAATTAAAGGTGTTTGAATTCTGTTAGCCCCAGAAGCGCTTTTATCAGTCCATCTAGCATAAGTAAAAGTACTACTTTTATGAGTTACTACGCCTTGGTTTTCTCCGTAGAAAGGAGTATTATCCATATTAGCAATTACTAGTACTGTATCATCAATTATTTTATAAGGAGTAGCCCAAGTCATACATAAGTCAACACTATCAGCATATCTCTCAACAATAGGGCAGAAATTATAGAAAAACTCTTTTGCATTTAATAGCTGTTCATCGGCATCAAAACTGAAAATCCAGTCATTAGTACACTGAGCTTTTAAAAAATTACGCTCATAGTTATCATTTTCAATAGCTACAGTAGACTGATGAAAATTTTCTTCTATTATAGAAATTTTATTTTCTTTATCTAGCTCTGCTAGTTGTGAAAATAATAAATCAGAGTTAAACGTAAATTTATTACCACTCCAACTTATTCTATCTTTATCTAGCCCTAAAACAATTTCATCTACGTAGTCATAGTAGCTAGCTATGCTCTTTGGTAGATAGCTAGCATCATAACTTATTAAACTAATAGCACTTTTCTTAAGCATCAGTTACCTGTGTCTTTACTGCAGTTTTAGGCGCTGGTTTAATAACAGGCTTTATTACTTTTTTCTTGATTCCGTATATAGCTACACCGGAGAAATAGGCGTTACTATTACTTGTACTACTATGAGTTCTTTTTTCTTTCCAAGTAACATCTAATTTATCTGCATGTCTTAAGAGTGCTTCTTCTAGTTGCGTAGCATGTAGTGAATTAGAGTATTGCGAAAACATAAGTACTGCTTCTGGATTCATAGATAATAATACTTTATCAAAAAATTCATCATATAGAGCTGTATTAATAGGAGTTACATCAAAGAAACATACATCAAATTTCTCTTGTTTAGCCCAGTCTACATCTTCAAAATTACTTTCAATAATAGTAATATTATCTAAGTTAACTCCATTATCACCTACTTTATAGCGCTGTAGAGTAGCTTCCATTTGGCTTTTCATATTATCCCAAATAAAACCTTCTGGAGCCCACTTTAAGGGTTCTCTATCATCATACTTATAGTTCTCTACACCTACTACTTTGGTAGTTTTATTACCAAAAGCGGCAGCTACAATAGTAGATCCTCTGTATACGCCAATTTCTAAATATCTTGTATTATCTGGAGCACATACGTTATTAATTAATGCTCGCAATCTAGTAGAGCTTAAACCAAATAGTTCACGCTCTCTTTCTGTTAGTTTAGCTTGTCCTTGGTCAGCTAGCTCTAATGCTGCCTGTACCCATTCTTTTGTAATTTTTCCCATAACCTATCCTTTATTAAATAATTTTTCTAAAAGTATATCAAATAGTATAAAAGGTATATATATTATCAGTACTAGTGCACCTAGTATTAGACTTACCACTATAGATAAGCTAATTATCAATACAGTTAATAGTATCCATAGGCTAACAAAAGCAGTTAATACCGGTTTTACTTTTCTATTAACCTTTAGAGTTCCTAGCATACCAGCTAGTTCTTCTTTAGCTATATATATCTTATCTATTTTTAATCTCCGTGTCCAGCGTTTTATAAAATATTGAGTTTGCCCATTTCGTCTGTAATCTAGCTAGGTTTCTCATTTCCATAGCTACCTTACTACTATCTAGTTGCTTAACTATTTTGTTATCTCTAGACTCGTGATGTATTAATCTTACAGGTATTTGATATATTTTTTCTCCACGGTCTCTAGCAGTAAGACAATAGTCAACGTCTCTGTTATATGTCCATTCATACTCTGGGGAAAAATCTCCAACGGCATTGATGAAACTTCGTCTAATATAGCAACCTCCGAACGTAGTCCATGCAACTTCTCTTACAGAGTTATATTGACCAGTATCACACTCTAACGATTGTTTAAATAACTGTTTGTTTTCAATAATTAAACCACTTCCATAGTGATCTGGTCTATCATCCGTAAATTTTCCTCCAGCAGATTGTATGATAAAATTATCCTGCACATCCTTTGCAGGGTATAGTAACAAACAACCAAACATTCCTGCTTCTGGATATTTTTCGACGTAGGTTAAAACCTCTTCAAACCAACCATCATGGTGCGGCGTCATATCTGCATGTAGAATAAATATATCATCATTAGGAAATTTACTCCACATTTTTTGAAACATAAGATCTGATCCAATACCTGCATCATCTCTTTCATAGTAAACATCATATTCCCAGAATGTCTGTTTATGTATTTTTATTTCGTGTTCGTTTACATAAGGAGTAATTATTTTAACCATGTACCGGATTCCTCAATTTCTGCAATTCTACGCTTTAACCAAGCAATTACTTCTTTATTATCACTTGAAATGTGATCTAATTCATACTGTAGACCGGTAAGTATACTACGTTGAAAACTGCTTATAATTTTTCTATTTTCCATGTTATCCTATCCATGAAGCATATAGCTAGTATCAGAAGTTATTAAACTACTAAATTTTATATATCTATCACTATTTTTATCCATAAGATCATTAAATCCGTATAAGTCTAGATGTTTAACTTTCATAGATACGCAAAAGGCTATAGCTAGTAATCCTGAGCTAACTCCAGCTATATGATACCATTTATATTCATCAAAAAATAACACTCTATGATTATTTTTATACCTTTTATAGTTATCATATGTAGTTATAATTGGTTGATAATTATAATTATCTAAATTACCTCTAGTCATAGGATCTAACACACTGGTATCCATAGATACTAATAAATTAGCTTTTTTATAGTGAAAGTTAGTTCCTAACACTAGCTGCTTAGTGTTAACTTCACTTATATACGTTCCACCACCTACTATAGAGACGCTACTCATTAAATTAGTTTATCTGTCCAAGTTTTAGGAGTTTGATCAGTAATTAACTCAATAGGTAAATGATACTCAAAGTCACGTACCCTTGGTTTTATCCAGTTAACCATTTCTTGTATAGTTTTATCTGCTGAAATAGCTGCTACGTAGTTAAACTCATTTTTAATTTTAGCACTTGAGCAATATGCATTCTTAACCTCATTAGGTCTATCAGGAAAATGCTGTAATGCTGGATACACTTCTGCAAAATGTCCAATTCTATAGGCAAGTTGTTTAATACTCATCTCATTATCGTCTGGGCCAATATTATATACTTGCCCACACAGATCTTTACCGCTAATCATTATCTGTTCTACTGCTTTAATACAGTCTAGTACGTTTGAGAAAGATCGTTTTTGTTCTCCATCACCGTATATAATAATAGATTTATTCTGACAAATTCTATTTATCATGATTCCTACTACATTTCTAAATGGGTCAAAATACCTCTGCCCTATTCCAATAACATTGTGAGGAACAACTGTTACATAGTTTAACCCGTGAATTTTAGATAATAGCTCTAAATGTTGTTCAGCTTGAACTTTAGCTAAGCCATAAGGATCTACAGGCTTTGTAGGCATATCTTCAGTAAATGGAGGAATTTGATCTCCATACCTAGCCATAGAACTACAATTTATAACTAACCTAACTTTACAATGTAATGCTGCTACCGCTACTGCTAAAGTACCTGATACGATGCTAGTAGCTGTAACTGTTGGAGAAAATACGCTTAAACCCTCATAGGGTAGAGAAGCTGTATGAAATACTGTATCTACGCCTTCCATATGTTTTTTCAAAAGCTCTATATCTAGTATATCACCTTTAATATATGTAGCTTTTTCAGGAACGTTTTCATCTATCCCACCAATACCATTATCAATACCGATTACCTCATAACCGCCTTGATTAATTAAATATCTAGCAAAGGTACTTCCTAGTAGTCCTGCTATTCCTGTAATAAATACTTTAGTCATTACCAAACAAATCTTTCTTTAAAATACTTAACAAGTCCAACAATCTCTTTATCAAACTCTTTTCTAGGCAGCCAGCCTAAATCTCTTAATGGTTTACACGAAATAGCGTACCTTACATCTTGTCCTGGTCTACTATATGTAAAATCTATATGCTCATTATAGTTGGGAATAGAAATATCTACTCTACCCATAAAATAACTATTGATAACTTTATATACTGTATCTATATTTTTTTGTTCAAACTCAGACGATATGTTATAAATACGATTACGCTCTGCTACCTCAGAGAGTAACATTATAGCATCACACGTATCTTCTACATGTGTCCAAGTTCTGATAGGGTTTCCGTTATTATGTAACTTAATTTTCTTACCTCTAGAAAGTCTTTTGACTGATAGAGGTATTAGCTTTTCTGGATATTGATTAGTACCGTAGTTATTAGAAGGCCTAGCAATAATATACTCTAACCCGTTGGTTCTAGCCCAACTTTTAATTAGTAAGTCAGCGGACGCTTTAGTAGCAGCATAAGGATTACTAGGATTAATAGGCGAGTTTTCATCAAAAATACCAGATATAGTATCTCCATATACTTCATCTGTAGACATCTGAAAGAATAATGGTTTATCAGCTCTTATAACAATTCTATTACTTACTATATCTAGTAAATTTCTTACGCCTTCTATATTAGACTTAATGAAACTATAGCAATTAGCATTACCATTATCTACATCACTCTCAGCCGCTAGATTAAATATAACATCACACTCTGGTAGCCACTTAATATCTTCTATAGCTTCTTCTACAAACTTAAAACGTGCAGGAAATCTTGCTAGCATCGTACTAACGTAATCTTTATTAGCTACATAAGTTAACTTATCTATACCATATACGTGCCAGCCATGACTAAGTAATTTATAAGTTAAGTTAGACCCTATAAAACTAGCACATCCAGTAACTACTGCTATTTTATTAGCCATTTATACCTCTTGTTATAGGAAAACAAATAATTCTATCGTATACATATTTAGAATTAGCAAAGCCTCTAAGCGGGTAATAGTACTTTTTAACGTCTCTATCTGCGTAATCAGATATGTTTACCGGCTCTTTGTGTATTAAAGGTAAGCAGTTTGGAAAAAAGATTTCTGTGTTTTCAGCTAAATGAGGAAATACAGAACAATCTATATCTCTTAATGTATACAGTTCTTTATAATAGTTATCTAAATACTGTTTTTGAAGTGAATCTATATCAAAACTACCCCACCATTGCAAGATGCCAGCAGCAGCTAACTCACTCATTTTAAAGTTTCCACCGCGCTCATTAAAAGCACCGTTTACTAAGCCAAAGTTACAAGCTATTCTTACAGATTCTTCATACTCTTTATCAATAATAACTAAACCTCCTTCACCAAAACCAATTGGTTTTGTATGATGTAGAGATATAAAAGATGCATTACCTAGATTACAGCTATTAGTACCATTCCAAAAAGAATATGGACTAGCAGCGTTATCAAATATGACTTTTTTACCTTTAGTATTATCAAGAATATAGTCTAAGTTTTGTAAATGCCCAAAGCAATTAGTAACTATTACCATGTCAGCGTACTGACTTAAATACTGGTCATTTAGATCAATTTGAATATTAGAATCTACGTCTACTACTATAGGACCCTCTGCTGGTCCTTGAGAATTACATGGAAAGGTAAAATCTTGTGTAGCTACTCTATAGCTTTTATTATCCTGTCTAGACATAGCGTATATAATAGCATGTAAAGCAGTACTACCATTGTTAGTAGCTATAATAGCTTTACTATCATCAATTTTTAACATTCGTCTAGCTTCTTCTTCTAAAAACTGAACAGCCATACCATAATTTGTAAACTGATTAGTTTCTTTAGCAGCTATTAGATAGCTATCAAAAGATTGTAAATTAAAGGATTTTTTAAGAATAAAATTATTCATTGCTCTCACTCATTTGTATACTTTATTATAGCAACATTTAATATGCTATACAAGCTTTTTATAAAGGCAAGTATTATAGGATTATAGATTCATATACAGCTGACCAGTCGATATATGGAGTAATGCAATGATCTTGTAAATGCGTAGCCTGTCCTGGTACTGGACATAGTGCGTTTGTTTGCATAAAAGCTTTCCAAGTCCATGAGTCATCGGCAAATACCCCTGCTCTGAGTATCTCAAATTTAAACTGTAACCAAGTTCTACCTAGTGCCGCTATAGTTAGAGTTGCACTTGGAATAGTTCTTAGATGCCCGTATGGACCTGCAAATAACTGGCAGCGGCTAGTAATATCTATAGTATATCTATCAGGGTAATCATAAGGAACATAAAAACCACTAAATCCATTAACATATAGCTGTTTCATAGCTATAATAGCATTAGATGTGTGTAAATAATCATCTTCACATACATATATTAGCTCATTTGGATTAGTTTCAGCTATATTTATAATAGCTTCTGTTAAATCTTGAGCAGAGTTAACTACTACAGGATGATAGTTAGGATATGCATGATTAGCTCTAAGCTCTGGTAAAGGCGTTATAGGTAATACACTAAATTGAGCTACAGTATTATCTCTCATCCAATCAAGAGTTTCTTGACTAGTCCTATCATCAATAATAATGATTCTATCTTCAGCAGTTAAGCCATTCTGTATAGATTTATAACATTTACGTAAGATCTCTAATTTATACTTACCATTCCAACGAGGTATATTTTGGGTACCATCACCTAGTGATCCAGCTGATAAATTAGCCTCACAACTTCTAAACAGAATAATCATGGTTTTTTCCTAATAATTCCTGATTGGAAAAATTCTCTGTCGTTCATATTATCAAATACACACTCACCTGCACTAATAGTATTATCATTACCTATTAGTACTTTAGGAGTTATAGTAACATTAGCTCCTAAGAAGTTATCATCTCCTATTTTAGCAAAACCCATAATACCACAATAAGGACTAATAATATTGTTATTACCTATACTATTATCGTGAGTACTACTAGAGTATACATTAAATATATTAAAGTTACCTATAACAGAATTAGCATTAACCGAAGCAAAACAATTAAATACATTACCTATACCCATCTGCGAGGATAAAGATATATAAGCATTAGTAGCTATAGCATTAGGCCAATGAGTTATTGTTTTAGGATAATATTTTAAAAAATGCTCTATAAATAACTGTCTCCAAGCTTTATTACCTGTTCCAAGTATGAAAGCAGATTCTTTAGGATAGGTAAAAGGTGCTACTCCTTCGTCACCAATAAGAAAGGCTTTATTATCCTTTAAGATAATAAAGCCCCCAAAGTTACTGATTACGTTTCTTAAAAATATTTGTTCAAATACTTCTTGAGCGTATCCACCATTACCTAATATATATGTTTTTTTCATTTAAATCTCTTATATTAGATAACTATTACTTAGTATTAGAAACTAAGTGTTGCTGATAAAGTCATTTCACTGCGTGTATCAGCTTCTAGATCATATGATGTTTCAAGCATAAATTCTAGATTCTTTTGTGTAGCAATAACTGCTTCAAAATCAATAGTTGGATAAACTTTAAAGGTATCATCACCTACCCAACCATTGTTCCATACTGACAAGTCAGAAGAAACAGTCACAGTTAGCATATCTAGATTATAGCTAATTTTTGGAGTTACGACAGTAGTCATGTCCTCAGCATCTACAGTATAAGAAGTTTTTACTTCACCTCCCGCTGAGAAACCGTTTCCTAAAGTAATAGCAGAAGCTGATGAAGCAAGTGCCATAACGGCAGCAGCAGTAATTAATAGGTTTTTCATTTTACATATTCCTTTGTAATATAAACGGCCCGTTCTGTTTCTAGGTGGAGCCATACCCACAGTACTTATGCTGCTAGAGCGTAAGCCTTAGGTGCGAAATTTTCATTTGCATTTAGTTTAGTAGCCGATACGAGGCCATCCGGTAAACTCCACGTCATCTTCACACCTGTCGATCCTATTTCGACCCCATCAAAGATACACTGAGTTTATCCTTTAGCGTCGCTAAGCGCTTAGCGTGGATATAACGAGTTATCGCAGTGTATCTATGGTGGAGTCGTCGGGTACCGCCCCCGAGTCCAGAATGTGTCCACGTTGCTTCAACGTTTACAATCTATATTACAACTACTTATAGCTAGTTGTAAATTACTTAGTTATTTTTTTAACATAGTGTTGCAAAAATACAACACTTATTCTTCTTTATAGTCTGTTACGTCTATAGTTACGTTTGAATTTGCTATTTTATATTCCTCAACAGCTTTACGCAAGCTATTAAAATCTATATCATCTGTCTCTACTAGTACGTAGCTATCAGTTAAAGTAACTCTCATCTATATTTACTTCCTTTACAGGCTTGCCTGCTGTATTGAAATTAAATACTCTAAAGTTATCAGCTTCTAGATCCCATACTAATTCCATGCCGCTTGGATAATTTTGTTCAGATCCTGCTCCGAGAACCCTTGTTTCTAGAAAAGATTTAGGTAAGTCTGCAATATGAGCAAATACCATCTCTCTAGTTTCGCCATTTTTCTTTTTAAATGAGCCTTTATAAGCTTTCATAGATAGATTCCTTATGTTACTTATAAAGTATAACTCTAATAAAGACTACTAAGCAAGATTGTTTTTAACTAACGCAGCAGCAAACATAGCTCTTAAATTAATCCAATCTTCATATGAGAACCTAAAATGCTCATCTCTATCTACCGTCTTGAAAAATAGCTTATGGTGATTCTTTAGTTTCTTATACCACCAGGTACCACTACCACAAGCAATAGTTAATTCGTCTGTTTTAGGATTAAATAGTTTAGCAGCGGCATCTAAACTTATTACATAATTTTGAACATAGTTTTCCGAAATACGAAAACCTATATGAGCATGCCTAGTTTCTGGGTTTATTTGTATTTTGAACTTGTGTTGAAACATTAGTTCTATTATTTCTATTTTGATTGTTTTTAGAACGTCTAGCTTTTTCCATATCACGCTCTTTGCGTTCACGATTTTTTTCAATAAGAATCTGCTTTTTAGCCCAACGTTTTTTACCAGCTTTTACCGCAATACGTTTTTCTTCGCCTTTAGATACAAAAAATTGACGAGCGCGAAACTCCTTAGTATCACCTTCTTCTAGCATTTTTTTCTTTAAAATGCGTAAAGCTTTAGTTATATCGTTATTTCTTACAAAAATCTTCATATTTCTTATAATAATCTTCTATGGTTGCTAGATAGTCTTTATACATAAAGTCTAACTTAAAGGTGTTTACAAGTTTGTCAGAGTTTAACAAACCCCTAGGCTTTCCTGTTGGACCTAGTTTTTCTATAATTTCAAAGTCTGTTGGATACGTTTTTTTAATATCCTGACTATTTCTGGTAAAGTTATAAGATATATTGTATATTCCTGGAATCCATTTGTCTATAATATTTTTTACTGCTAAAACAAAATCGTCTATATAGATGCAACCAGCCTTCTCTATTTGAAAAGGTTTATTTATTGATAACTGTCTTTCTATGTTCATCCAAATAGAGAATTTTCCATCACCCATACCGTATACGTGTATAGGCCTAAGCACTACATCTGTTTTGCTACAGATAGTTTCTGCCTTTGTTTTCATAGCACCGTAATGGTCTACAGCTCCTAAAGAGTACTGCTCGTCAATTCGTTCTTCCCAAGTGCCGTAAACCATGCTACTACTTAGGTGTAGAACATCCGTTCTGAAATAGGTTTTCTTGATATTACTGATTCCATCTAATATTGACTGAGTAGTAAACTCTGGAAAATGTTGAGACAGTATAGCTTCTGATAATGCTCCACAATTTATAATTAGATCATAATTATTATTAGGTAACTGCTCAAAACTCCAAGACCTATACAGGTTACGATATTTATTTAAAATTAATGAATCTCTATATCGTTTATTCAGTTCTCTATGTTTTTTCTCAATATCATTTGTTTCTTGTAACCCTTTAGACCCTCTATGTATATATTTATTACCTACATAGTTATCATCATAAGCATCTAGTATGTCTATAGTATGATCAGTTCCTAAAGCACTTACTATATTAGCTCCAATAAATCCTAAACCACCTGTTATTAATATATTCATAATAATACTTTAAGTCTTTCTTGTAAGTCATCAATATCTATAAAATGATGACAAGGTAACTCTACTGCTGTTTCTGAGAATTTTGTAGCCATCATACAACTTTTAGTATTAGCTTCAAATACCGACTTAGCCAATATTTTTTTTGAGTTAAATAAATTTAATACCTGTTGTTTATCTTTCGGAAAAATTACAAATCTATGATGTATATAGTTAGTACCTTCTAACGTCTCAAAAGGTAGATTATTTTTATAAAATTCAGCTACAGCACGTCTTTTTGCTCTATAATGATTAGTTTCTATTAGTTCCATATCTTTTAATAATACTGCAGCCGAAGTAGTATCTAAATATGACTTAGTGCCTATTAGATTACCATCTGTAGTATGAGAACATATAGTTTTTATACGTTTAGCTATAACACTATTATTAGTAGCTATAGCCCCTCCAGCTCCTAAGCACCCAGGACTCTTAGTAAAATCAAAAGAAAAACATACTATATCTGATAAACTTCCAAGTTTATAACTATAAGGCTCATTCATAGTAAAAGAGGGAGCAGCATCTTCTATAATACTAACCCCAAAATGTCTACAGGTAGGAGCTATTTCGCTAAAGTTAACAATCGCACCGAAATTATGAACTATTAAAATAGCTTTTGGCTGGTGCTGCTTAATCATTTCCTGCAATTGATTTAAATCAATATTGCCTGTAGAGTCAATATCACAAAATAATACATTCATACCCACAAACCATGGAGCATTTACTATAGCTCTCCAACCATAAGCAGGTACAATAACAGTATCTCCTATATTACATAGAGTATGAAAAGCTATTTGTAAAGCATCAGTACAGCAATTAGTAAATTGCCAATGATTAATACCTGTATATTCTCGGCATTTGCTTTCTAGCTGTTTATGAAATGTAGAAGGTTCTCTACCGTCTTCACTTTGAAAAGGATAATCAATAGCCTCATTAATTGTTCTGATATAGTCTATTCTATGTGTATCGACACGTATTTGATGTGGTATACTAGCTATAGCCTTAACCATATTATCCTCGTTTTGCTACGAACCAGTTATATGCCTCGTCATTTGATAATTTAGCGTGTATATAGCTCTTAGCTACGCCATTTTTAACTAATATTAAACAAGGAAATCTATCAGGAGTATTACTGTATTTAAGCAATACTTCATTATTTTCATTTCCTAACTCTATTTCTAGATCAGGATGTTGAATTAATATTGCGTTAAGCTGTTCTTCTACATACTGTGTAAGAACAGTATCTGAAGAATGAGCAAATCCATAAAGTTTATGACTCATTATCTAATCTTTCTTTAATTTGATCTAATTGTTCTTGTAACCCCTGCATAAGGGAAAACAAATATTTTATATCAGCTCCTAAATCAGAAGATGATTCATTTACTAAACTACGAAGTTCTCTGACTTCATGTCGAACATATTTTTCACTTGCATACATGTTATAATTATAGTATGATAGTATCAATTAGTCAATAAAAAGTTTACTTTTTATCAATCAATCCATTAAGGAGTTTATGCTACTAATGCAGTGGATAGAAGAACAAATACAAGATAAGCATATTGAACAAATTAAGTATATATCTACACGTAAAAATGCAGACCAATATCTAGAAAAAATGTTAGATAGTGTTTTATTTTCTCCACAATTTAAAAATAAAGTTTTTCCTATATTTTTTGATCCTGGGTTGCGAGGAAATAGTTTTTGTAATATAATGCAAGCACATAAAGAAGTTTATTACTTACCAGATAACTTAGAATATAAAAGTGATTCTTATTTTAAAGCTAGTCAATATGATTCCTTAGCTACAGAAGATGAGCTATGCCGCATAACTGGATTAGGTCGTTATGAGGATATGTATAGATATGCAGCTTTTACTAACTTTAGAAATAAAATGCATATCTTAGAAACTACTGCTTTATTGCCGTATATTAGAGAAAAACACTATCAGGACAAACTATTGTTTTTAGTAAGTCACTATACTCCTGAAAAAACACATAGACCGCATATAGATAGAATCATACAAAAATTATACAATAATGATAAAACGTTTGTATTTATGTATGGTACGCTCAATAGACCTTTATTTGACTCTACTTATATAGAACCTCTTAGTATACCTGCAGCTTTTAACGTTAATATAGATATGCTGTATTCTGAAAATTATGATAATTTTGAATCAGAATATATTAAAGTAATAAAATACTTTAATTTAACATCTCAAATAGATAGAGTATGGGTATATATAAAAAAAACATTAGAAATACAAGAATCTTTACGTAAATTTCATTATTATGATCCTAGCTTTTTTGATAAGTAAGTATTTATAATATGGATATAGACTATAATAAGATAATTAAAAAAAAAGCTATTATTATATGGTATTGGCCGGCTATGCGGGGTAACTCTGTATACCGCATACTATCAGCGCATCCTGAGGTGTATTGGAATTATAAACTTCAACAATCATCCCACGAAATATTACAACATCCTTTAGACTTACCAGAATCTGTGGCAGGCTTTAATTCTCCAGATGCTAGTAAAAATGTAACAGGTCGTATAGAGAATATTAATTACTTACAGTTTGCATACACAACTTATCATACTACTGGTCGTATAGATATAGATAATGTTAACACCTATAAAGCAATTAAAGCGTGGATTGCGTCTAAGTCTTATTTAGATAAAAAATTATTTGTAATGAGTCATCCAGCTGAGATGTATAAAGATAGTAGTTTACTAACTTTAGATGATAAGCCTCATATATGGCTTTATGGTACTATAGACAGGTTAGGTGTAGATAAACACTACATCAATTTAAGTTATAATTCCTTAGCTTATAATCTTAATGTAGACGCTTTATACTCTACAGACTATACTACCTTTGAGACAGAGTACTATAAGTTAATTGCTCATTTTAATTTTACTAGCTGCATAAACCGTGTTCGTGCGTTTATATTGTTAACTCTAGAACGAGAAGCATATATATCAAAGTTTTACTAAAGCTATCATGATAATTAACTTACTGCTTGCTAAATAGACTAAATATCAACTATTATAAGTAATGTATACAAATAATAAAGGTTAATAATGCATAAACGCCCTAAACTACAAGAAGCTATTGACGTACTACAGAATCTATCTGCTAAGAATGAAGACTGTTACTCAGCGCTAACAGACTACTATGAGATGGTAAATAAAGGCGAAGAATTCTTTGCCGCTCGCATGGTTGTAGATATTGTAGATCATTATTACCACATCTTAGATACTAAAGGAATTGCTCATGGCTAAAAAACAAAGTCTACCTAATAAATACACAGCTCCAGGATACGTTGTTTGGAGTTTTGGTCGCACTATTCGTGAAGCAGAAAATGTCTCTCGTTGGAATCCTTGGCTTGCCCATGCATGGATGGAAGAAGCAAGAGATATGCTTTCTCTAGATCGTCCATTTTTTACTGAATATAATGCTTGTGTAGACCGCATTAATTATTATTGGTCTCGTCTACCTATGTTTCGTTGGTATAATGAGCACACCTTTTGGGCAAATGATGGTTTTGATTATCCTCCTACATTCTTGACTCATATATAAAGATTAGTAGTATGCTAGATAAGCTTATGGTTCTATGGTATAGTCCAGGTATGCGTGGTAGTGCTATATATCGTATACTAGCAGCGCATCCTGAAGTGTACTGGAATCCTAACTTTCAACAAATGACTCCAGAATTTATAGCTCATCCTTTAGATTTACCAGAACTACAAACTGTATTTAATATAGACGCTTATGCTCATAGAAGAAATAAACTAAATAACTGGAAATTTAGCTATTGCTCTTACCATACTGTAGGATATTTTCGTAATCCTAGTGTTAAACTATTAATAAATGAATGGATTAGCTCCAAAGCTTATATAAATAAGTATATGTTCATATATAACCATGGTAAGCACGCAAATCCTACTGATGATAATCTATTAATGTTAGATAGTAAGCCTCATATATGGCTATATGGAACTAGGAATAGATTGAATATGCCTAAAGAATACTATAAACCAAGTCCCAGCCCGCTAGCTTATAATATTAATGTAGACGCTTTATACTCTACAGACTATAGCGTTTTTGAAACTGAGTACTACAAGTTAGTTGCTCACCTCAATCTTACTAGCTGTATAAATCGTGTTCGTGCGTTTATACTGTTATCTCTAGAGCGAGAAGCATATATCTCAAAGTTTTACTGAGATAGAATAATTCTTGCTTAGTGCTATAAAATACGTTACATTTAACTCACTGTTTAATTAACTCTAATAAAAGAATCAAGTAATGAAACATAGATCCCCTTTCGAACGTGCTTTAACTGATCTAGATGAATTACACTCTAGACTAATCACAGAAGAGGATGATAAACTCAATCTATTTGCTGAGTTTAGGCGAATTCTAGAACGTCTATATTCTAGTACAATTAAAATGAAAAAATAATTGACCAATCCCACCAATTCATGCTATTAATAAGAGGAAGAAAAAATGTTTTTCAAGCTTACTGCACGTAATGCCTATCGTGATCTAGTACGTAACGCTCGTCGAGTAGCTGTTTCACAGTTGAGTGACAGCGAGAAAAGCGTAGCTTTTAAAGAGCTATATACAATGTTGCAACCTAAGTTGCACGAAAATGAACTCACACTCTGCACAAGTCCAGCTTTTTCCAAGCGTTGTGAACACTGGAACCAGCGAGATGTCGGCTCGATCAAGCCAGTAACATCGTTACGTAATCCTTGGCTGCTATTCAAACGTGAGTTTGAACAGGCTTTGCAGCAGCCTCAAGAACTACAGGCTACACTTATGTCCAAAGCTATCATGTGGTTTTACAATCGTGATCATCGTGATGACTGGTTGGCCGACTAACAACCTTAGGATTATTCTATTGAAACCGTATAACATTGATGAACTAGTTCAAATAGTATGGAAAGTTTTACGTGGAATGCCTATCGAGGTATTTGATGATGAAAACTATAGTGTTTGGGAAAATTGTGTGTGGGAGCTAGTAGATAGCAGACTTGAAGGTGACTTCAAGGGTAGCAGAGTAATTGGCTCTGCTAACGTAGTAGCTGCTTTGAACATTCTACACCAAAAGATACTAGTTCGTTATACAGAAGCAGAAGAAGACACTACTAAAATTAGTATGAGCCTTTTCAAAAACATACTAGAAGCTCTATCTGAACAAAAATTAATTAGACGTAAACCTGAGAAACTAAGACAAACTTTTAAAATAGTAAAATAGGAAAATACATGGACGACGCAATTAAAAAAGAAATTAAGAACGAAATTAACCGAATTGTAGACTTGATTATTCAAGCTGACTCAATCCGCGAAGCTATTGCTGCACTAAAAAAAGATATCAAAGAACAGTATGATATCCCAGTCACTACTATTACTAAAGTAGCTAATCTAGTGCGTAAACAGAATCTAGAAGATGAAGATGCTAAGTGGGAAGAAATTAAAGAGTTTGCTGAGTTTTGTTCACGATAAGTTTAGCTAATTTTAAATGACTCATAAACCCTGCATGAGAGTTATCTGGTGCAGGGTCTTTTCTTTTTTCAATATCTAAGTGAAAAGTTACAAAATCATCTGTTAGCTGTACTAGCTCTGGTTGTAGATGAGGAAAACAACAATGATGTACTACAGGTACGCCAGCTCTTGCGCATAGTAGTATTTGCTTAGATACTGCACCACTCCATAAACGAGTAACTAACTCTTCATCAGAGAAATATAACATACCAGCAGCATGCCAAGCAGCTCTATGCTCTTTGGTATTTTTACGCTTATTAGACAGTAATTGCTCTGATAGAACCCAATTTCTATAATATTTTTCATTCTCTAATACATGATTAGCTACTAAAAATCCTTGCCATTGATCGTTTCTAAAATCCCATGTTTGCCATCTATACTCGCTAGTATGCCCTATAACAATTAAATCAGGTTTTAACTTGACAGCTTGCTCTATTTGTGATGTAATAAGATATTCAGAAGCGCCACTTTGCGCAAGATTTTTAACTTCAGCTTTTAACTGATTAGCTACTATATAAGGATACGCTTGCTCTTGCTTTTCAAGACCTTCGCCTTGTGTAAAGCTATCACCACAGGAAATAATGAGCATTAATCAAGATATCTTTGTAGTTGGTAATTCATGGTCTATACCTTCATTAGAAGCACCTAGACCCGCATTTGACATGTTAGGTTTAAAAAACCGTGAAGAACATATGGGAATTTCACTAGACGCACAAGCTGAGTATATACTATCTAATGATCTTGTCAATAGATTTAAAGTTATTTGGTTAATTGGGCACCATCATCGTGCCGATCCTATGGGAAATGGTAACTACCTGCTGCCTTATCCTTGGGGTGAGGGAGATGTGTGGGGTGATCTTACTAGAGATCTTTGGTTTAAAAAGATGACTCGTATGGCTTGGTATGAGCGTACAGCTGCACTTTTTATAAAAGCTGTATTAGGGGAAGCTAATGCCAGTAACTTGATGATGATACCTATTTATAGACCTAATATGCTTGATCATCCATTAATTGAGGATAGTCCTTGTATATGGCGCTATTATATGAGAGATCTTACAAAGAGATTCCCTGATGGTAGAGGGCATATGAGTCAGGCAGGTCATCAAGTATTTGCTCCTTTATTGGCAGCGGAGGTATATGATAGATGGAAGATTACATTGACCCAAACTGGGTAGATATTATAGAAATTGGCTTTAATGATACTGTAGCTAAAGCTGCTAATAAGATCGTAGCACATTGTGAAAATAATATTCAGTATTTTGGACATCAATGGTATTCTGATATTGGTAGTAAAAAAGCTATATTACTTAGGCCTGGAGAAGGCTATGAATGGCACTTTGATAATTTAGATTATGCAGATAAACGATTAACAACTGCTAGAGCCAAAAGATTTTGGACCCATATTATATATCTTACAGATGGTCAACCACTTGAGATTGGTTCTTGGAGTCCTGATGGGGATAGAGTTGAACAAACAGATTTTTCAGCTCCTGAGCCCAACATAATTTTAGCTAGAATATATCCTAAACCTGGAAAATCTGTATTATTTCCTTGTTTTATGGTACACAGAATTCAGCCCTTAGTACAGAAAAATAGATGGGCACTAGTAGATTTTGTAGCAAGCCCTGACTATAATACAAAAACTAAAAAACATTTAAAAATAGCATTTAATAGGTACTTTGATGAGAACACTAGGAGTAAGTTGCTATCATCATGATAGTGCTGCAGCTTATATAAGAGACGGTAAGATTATAGCGGCTTCTCATGAGGAGCGTTTTTCCCGTAAAAAATATGACAATAGCTTTCCTAAGAATACTATTTCTTGGTTACGCGAAGCTCATGACGACTTTGATCATGCTGTATTTTATGAAGAAACTACTTATAAACAGTTTAAAACAGATATAAAAAAATATACTAAAGCCACACCAGTACTAGTAGATCATCACAAAGCTCATGCTATGAGTTCTATACTTACTACTGACTGGGATAAGTGTGCAGTAATGGTAGTAGATACTGTAGGTGGTAAGTTTTCTACTTCTTTAGGAGTGTATGAGAATGGATATATTACTTGGATAAAGCAATTCAGATATCCTAACTCTCTGGGGCTATTCTATTCTACAGCTACTAAATTTTTGGGATTAACTCCTTTAACTGATGAATCACAAGTAATGGCTGCCGCTGCTTATGGAACTCCTAAATGGGCTGACTATATTAAAGAGCGTGTAATAAATACTAAACTAGGCGAATATACTGTACTACCAGATTTAACTAGAGGTATAGGTTCAGGAGTTTTAGATTGGGATATAGCTGCTAGCGTACAAACAGTATTAGAAGAGTGTTTAATTAATTTAGCTAAATGGTTATTTAAAGAAACTGGCTTTACTAACCTAGCCTATGCAGGTGGTGTAGCTTTAAATTGTGTAGCAAATACTAAGTTACTTACTAATACTCCTTTTTGTGATATAGCTATTCAACCAGCTGCTGGAGATGCTGGATGTGCTTTAGGAGCTGCTGCTCTGATTGATAGACCGCTTTGGGAAAACGCCTACCTAGGTATTCATGCTAATAACACTATGACTACTGAAGAATGTGCTTTTAAGTTGTTAAGAGGTGAGGTAGTTGCTATAGTTAATGGTAGAGCAGAGTTTGGGCCACGAGCTTTAGGTAATAGAAGTTTTCTAACTGTACCTTTTAAAAATAACTATAGTAAGTTAGATACTATAAAACAACGAACTACTGATAGTTGGCGACCTTATGCTCCTGTATGTTTAGAAAAAGATGCAGATTTATATTTTGATATACCTAAAAAATCTTATGAAATGCTATATGTAGCTAAATCTAAAAATAAACATTTTACTACTAATGATGGAAGTGCTAGACTACAGATAACAAATTATACAAAGAATGCCTATCTTAGCAGAGTTTTAGAATTAACTAGAGAAGAAGGATATCCAATATTAATTAATACTAGCTTAAATGCAAAAGGAAAACCTATTGTCAACACTATGGACGACTTCAAAGAAATTCAATTATGTAACTGAGGTAGATACTGATACTCTACCTACAGGTAGAACCTATCACACTCCTGACGGATCTTATCCATCTATTACCACAATACTAGGCAAGACAGCTAATAATGCTTGGCTACAGGCATGGAAAGATCGCGTAGGAGAAGAAGAAGCTGCTCGCGTATCTAAAGAAGCTACTGATAGAGGTACTTGGGTTCATGAAATTGCAGAACGTCATTTTAATGGTGAAAATGTATTAAATACATTACACAATGTACCTTCTGATGTATGTCAAATGAGTCGTGATTTAATTGATATAGTAAGCACGGGCGTAGAAGAGATATGGGGACAAGAACAAGTACTTTGGAGTAATAAAATTAAGTATGCAGGACGTACAGATATGGTAGGAATCTGGAAAGGTAGACCTGCTATTATTGATTTTAAAACTTCTAAAAAGCCAAAACAATCTACTCAGATTAAAGATTATTATTTACAAGGTTGCGCGTATGCTGTAGCTCATAATGAGATGTACGGTACAGGTATTCAAGATATTGTTATAGCTATATGTATAGATGGAAAACCTCCACAGCTATTTGAGAAAAGTGCTGTACCTTTCTTATCTGAGTTAAAGTATAGGAGACAGCAGTTTGACATATTGCAAACAAATTCCGTTGCCACTTCTTGATAATGTTAATATAGCTAAGATACATTTTATTTATCAAAATGCTGGCAAACTATGGAGTACTAGGTACAACCATGAACCTTGGAAGAGTATAGACTTAATAACTGATAGTAAAAATACTCGTTGGCTATCACAATTTCCAGAAATAAACTTATGGATACAATCCCTATACAAGTTTACAGGCATTAAAGAAATAAATAATATGTATATATCTGTGTTAGCTCCTAAAAATCAAGTACCTTGGCACTCAGACTTAACTACCGATGTATTTGCTTCTACTATACTAACATCAATACAAACAGAAAATAGTTTTTTAGAGTTTGAAAATAACAAGTATGCATATAAGCATGGATATAGCTACCTATTACGAACATATAATAAACATAGAATAATGAATTTAAGTGATAAACCAAGAATTACGCTGTGCACTACGCCAAAGGAGAATCCGTATGTATAAATGGCTACTTGAAAAATACTATGACTGGAAGTTTGAAAAAGAATTTCAAAAAAAGAAAAAAGAACTTATTAAGTTAGACCCGTTTATATATGATCTACCTAATAAAGATGAAAATAATAAGTAATGTCTACTTATTTACCTAAATTAAAGAAAATTTTAATTTTAACACCAAATTTTGTCGGTAGTGCTTTTTTTCAAAGGTCTATTACTTTATATTTAAATATGCAAGGTATAACTACTAAAAATTACGATGATTTAGCTAGGTTTGGTCCAGATCTAAACTCTTTAATAGGTACTTTAAATACAAGTAATAACTCAGTAGTAGCTAGGGTGTCTCCTAATACAGTAAAAAAGTTTGAAAAATATAAAGATAGTTATCTAAAGTTTTGTAATACGTTTTTTACAGATATTTATGTAATTAATAGATGTTTTTTTGAATCAGCTATTAGCTATTGTAATACTACTCTCAACGATGGTAAATTAAATGTTTATAGTAAAAAAGAATACTTAGCAAATACAACTATGCCATACGCTATATCTAAAAATAAGTTCATAGCATCTTTAAAATACTTTGAATATTTTTACATATGGGTAGATACTTACTTCCCTGTACATAAAAAACTTAATCATGAAGACATAGTATATAATACAGATAATACTTATAAAGATATATTTAATCTACCTGATAATAAATATTCCATAACAGACTATAATAAAATTAATTTCTCACATGTAAGAGATAAAGATTTAGGTAATTACTCTAAAAGCAGTTTAACTAACTATATTAACATAAATTATTATATACAAGACCTAGTAGATAATAGCTTATTACTTCCAGATGCTTTTCCTATAAAAAAACTTACTTTAAAAGAAAAAACAGATAATATATTAAATTTTAAAGAATTATTAGATATATATAATAATTATCCGTCTAATCATTTTAATAAATTAACTGAGAGTCAAATAACTAATAGAATAGAAAAAGAACAGATATTTTGGACTACTTAATATAGAAAGAAAACTCAATGAGAAGAATTAAGAAACAGCTAAAAGAATTTTTTGATAATAATCCTTTGACTGATAAAGAAAAAGCCTTTATTATGGGTTGTATGAAAGCACAAGTTAAGCACCCACAGCTTACCCAATCTCAATGGGATGTGCTTATGGGTATAGAGGAGAGATATAAAAATGGAAAAACCAGGAGTGAGACGCTTACCTAGCGGTAAAATTGAATATCGCGGTAAAACTTTTGATGGTTATAATAAACCACGCAGATCAGATCGTGAAGAGAAAAAAGGTATGGTCTTAGCTAAAGATGGAGATAAAGTAAAACTTATTCACTTTGGAGATTCTTCTATGGGGCATAATTATTCTCCAGAAGCCAGAGCTAGTTTTAAAGCAAGACATGGTAAAAATATTGCTAAAGGCAAAATGAGTGCTGCTTATTGGGCAGATAAAGTATTATGGGCAGGTCCAAAAGGTTCTGTAAAACAACCACCTAAATAACATGTAGGCTATTTATGAAAAAAGTTATAGAATTTCACCTTATACATGACTTTAAACATCAGTATATAGTACCTCCTATGCCATCTAAGAAGCTGTTACCTGAGTGGCTAAAAAAGATGCCTACTCATAACACGAGTAAAAATAATAAAATAGATCCTACTATTAAAAAATGCATACCAGTACTTGACGCTATGACTGCTGGGTATACTATATTAACGCACATGGACATTGTGTTAAGTCTACGAGAAGATAGACAGCTTGATGTTATATACCTAGACGAAAATCATAAAGAAGATATGCTCAAGCATCCTCCTATAGAACAGCATGGTACTTGGCAAGTTCCAGGTTCTCCTTTTGAACATATGAATATACTTAAATATATGAATCCTTGGAGAATATCTACTCCTCCCAACTACTCTTTATTATTTTTACCCCCATTAAACAGATTTGAACTACCTATTATATCACTAGCAGGACTAGTAGATACTGATAGCTTTAAAAATGTAGTTAATATTCCCTTTTTACATACTGAGTTAACTCCTGGCGGTGAACCTATATTACTTCCAGCAGGTACTCCTATGTGTCAAGTTATACCAATACAGAGAGCTGATTGGGTTGAAAACGTTACTAATTTAGACGCGTCTGAATTACGAAATGTAAAAAATTATAGAACTATGATGGATGCTGATAGGACTGATTGGTATAAACGTAAAGTTCATACTAAAAAGAATTTTAATTAACACTTTACTATTGTTAATAGTTACTTAGAAGTCCTATTGGTCTCAAAATTTTGAGAAATAAAAAATATTGGTAAAGTAATCTAAAAAGTATATAATATACTTATGTGGATGAAAATATCAATGATACTAATAGCTTTATTAATAAGCACTACTGTGGCTTCTTCGTGGTACTATAAGTATTCACAAGGAGTAATAAGAACGCTTACCGAAAATAATGCAAAACTTGAAATAGCTATAGAGACTCAAAAAGCTACTATGGAAGCTATGCAGAAAAGTTTTGAACTACAGGCAGCAGCTTTAACAAGTCTTTCTGCTAGTAACCAGACTTTAAGTGTTGAAAAAGAAGCTTTATCTACTAAATTAATGAAACATGATTTAGAAGAATTAAGTAAGCGTAAACCAGGATTAATAGAGACTAGGATAAATAATGGCACAAAAGATCTTTTTACTAGTTTTATCGACCTTTCTGCTCAGTAGTTGCAGCAACGCCGTTAAACCTATAGAGATATTCAGTAAGCCTATAGAGATAGCTATTGCTCAGCCCCCTGCGCCAGCACCTATAAAACTTACTAATATAACGTGGAAAGTATTAAATATAGATGACACCATATACTATGGACTTCGAGTAAAAGATTATGAATTACTTTCTACTAATATGTTAGAATTAAAAAGATATATAGCCGCACAACAGAATAATTTAAAATACTATAAAGAAGTTACGGGGGGTAATAAGGAGAGCTTAAATGCGACTGATACCCCTATTGCTGATAGCACTACTAAGTAGTTTAACGCCTGCAACAGCTCAAGGCATAAACGATACTATTTTTACTGATTCTACTAGCGATAGTAATATTACTTCACAAGGTAATATGAACACCACTATAACACAACCTCCTCCTTCAGCTATCTCACCTCAATTTAGTGCAGGTAGTAATTCTGACTCGTGTACTATAGGTGTTGCAGGAGCTGTTCAAACACAAATACTCGGAATTTCTGCAGGTACTACATATACTGAAGATAATTGTATTCGTCTTAAAAATGCAAAAGTTATGTACGATATGGGTATGAAAGTAGCTGCTGTATCTATTATGTGTCAAGACTCAAAAGTGTTTGATGCTATGCTACATGCGGGTACTCCGTGTCCCTATAATGGACAAATTGGAGATGCTGCTAGACTAGGATGGGAGTCTCACGTAGATATTACTAGAGAAGAACTAGAACAGTCGGAGAAAATAGATGTTAAGAAAACTACTACTTATGGCT